GTAGGGACGGGTTGAGTAAAAAATCCGTTGGGGCGTGAGGCGCGTCGTGTGGCGGTGTTGCGTGCTTGGTCGCGTTGGCCGCGTCGGTAGTTGCACTTGGCGTGTGCGGGTTGGAGGTTGTCGAGGCTGTCGTCTCCTCCTGCCATGAGGGGGATGATGTGGTCGGCTGTGTCTGCGCCGGCGCCTCCGCAGAGGGCGCAGTCCGGGTTGCCTTCGAGAATGATTTTTCGGTTGCGTTGGTATTCAGCGCCGTATTTGGCCAAGGCCGTCTCCTCCGCAGTCGGTGCAGTCGAGTGCGTCGAGGGGGTGCATGGTGATCATCTTGCCTGTTCCTCCACAGGCTCTGCAGAGTTGGTAGTCGACACGTGAGTTACTAGTGATTCTCTTGGAGTCTTTGTTAGATAGTTCTTGTATTGGAGTGCGGTTTTCCGAAGTCGGAAAACCTGCTTTCGGTGGCTTAGTTTTCCCCATGTTCGTCCCCAGCGTTTTCCAGAGTTTGTGCACAGTCGTGAATGGTGGATGTGGTGCGCCACCGGCCGTCTGACGTTTGTTCTCGACGGACTGTCAGATAGCCGGCGTCACGCAGCTCACGGAGCCCGGACATGACTGCGGCACGGCCGTCTGGTGCGTTGCGTGTCAGCAGCTCGGCGGTGAAACGGAAGTTGTCGGGCATGGACAGGATGTAGGCGAGCAGGCCGCGAGCCTTGAAGGACAGTCGTGCGTCGCGCAGCACATGGTTGTGCAGCACGGTGAAATTGCCTTCGGGTCGCGGTGCTCGACGAATCACTCGAAGTCACCCAGCGTGGCGTCTTGGCCGGCGTGAAACGTCTTGTAGCCGGCGATGAGCCCGTTGTTCCAGACGGACACATACCGGACACGGCCGGCGTGCTGGCGCAGCTGTGCGAGGACAGCCATGCGGTCGGTCGTGACGCCATACACCACGGCGTCGAATTCGCGCCAGCCGGGAAGCCAGACCTGATAGGTGTTCATGGGATCCGCACGACCTTGATGCCGTCGATCTTGATGCCGCCCGGTGTCATGTACCAGAGACGCCCGTCAGCGTCGTACATCCAGAACAGCACCTGTGATTCGACGATCTGGCCGTCGAGGTGGACGCGCACCATGAGCGGTGCGGGGAACGCCTGCCACATCACAGGGCCTTCACGCGGGCGTGGATCGTCTCGATCTTCTCATACAGGTTGCCGTCGAAACGGTTGACGAGCAGCTCGCCATGGAGGCCGTTCTGGAGGTTCACGGCCTTCAGGCGCAGCTGCCCGGTGAGGCCGTTGCTGGCGATGAAGGTGCGGAGCCGCGCAACCTGCTTGCCGTCCCAGATCACCGCGTCGTCGTCGGCGTTGTACAGGTACATGTGGACTTTGGCTGGCTTATTCATTTTTGCTTCTTTCTGCTAATCCGCTGGATTGCGGTCGGGAGATCAGCCGGACGCCACACATGCACTTCCATGCCGGCGGCGGACAACAGGTTCAGCCACGCTTTCTGGCCGGCGGAGAGCCGTCCGATCGCGGACTTGACTTCAATGAACATCACGCTGTCGCCGTTGGTCGCGACAAGATCGGGGAAGCCGGCGTCACCGGCGAGCGGCGTCATCCAGCGGCCGCGCACCTGGGCGGCCCGGAAGTGCGTGTATTTCCAGCCGTGGAGGCGGAGAAGGTGTTCGAGTTGCGCTTGGAACGCCGACTCGGAGATGCGTGGCGACGTCACGATTCGCCTTTCGCGGCCTTGAGCCTTTCGACGAGCTCTTCGAACGACTGACGCGACGTTGGGGTCGCGCCACGATGCCCGAGCGCATACAGGAACTTCATCTGCTTCTCCGTCGGCGTCCACGTGCCCGCATTCGTGCGTATTTCGCCCTGTGGCGCGCTCGGAGCGGGCGCATGACCCATGCGCTCCACCTTCGCCATCTCCTCACGTGAGGGCCGTTTGCCGGCCGCGTAAATCCAGTTCGCCAAAGCGCGCCCAATCGCGGACGTCTCGCAGTTCTCGACGTGGGAGGTGGCGTTCACGCCTCGATCCGTTTTCTCCTCGTAGGCGTGGCCGACAGCCATTGGCACCGGGTCGGCCGCATTGGCGTACACCTCCGCGCGGAACAGGCACGAGCGGTCGCCGGCGTTGAGTGCGGTGGTGGCGATCCGACCGTCCGGATGGGCGGCCCAGAACAGCGCGAGGCGTTCCTCAACGGTGGCGTACTGGGACAAATCGAAGCCCATCAGTAGTCCCCGTTGAGCGCAACAGCGATGAGCGTCTGCGTGGTGCGAGGGGAGAAGCGGCTCACGTTCACGCCGGTCTCCGCCAAGAATTTGGCGAGCTCGCGGATCGTGTACGACTGGTCCTCCAGACGGTCCAGAATGCGGGTGAATTCGCGCTCGATGATGTCGAGCTCTTTGCGGATGGCTTCGATCTCATCCATGTCGGGTTCCTCTCAGTTGTCGTTCGTGAATTTGGCGTCGGATGCGTCGGCGTTCCCGAGGGGACATGCCGCCCCAGATGCCGTGCTCTTCCTCGTTGTCGATCGCCCACATGAGGCATTCCTGCTTGTGCTCGCATGAGCTGCAGATCCGTTTCGGGACACGGCTGTCGTCACCTGGCTGCGGGTAGAACAGGTCGAGCATCCCGAAGCACTTGGCGTTCGGGAAATTAGGCACACGCGATGCTCCACGGCTGCCAGCCGCACAGGCCCTGTGCCTCACGATCGCTCCACAGACGCAACGCGAACGTCAGGTTCTTCTCCGGGTCGGCCATCGCCACCTCGAACGGTTCACCGAACAGGCTTTCCACGTAGGCACGATGAATTTGGTTCACCTGGGTGAGACCATGGTCCGCATGGTTCTGCTGGTTCACGACGCCGGCGAGGCAACGTGATTCCTTCCAGATGACGCGCAGGAGTGTGGGGAGCTGCTCGGCGGGCCAGCCGACCTTGAGCGCAAGGGGTGCCCATTCCCGGCAGGGGAGTTCTGGGTCGAGTTCGGCGACCACGAAACTGTTCGGGTCATTGAGGTCGGCTTGGAGTGCTTCGTGTGCGGTGGTCGGTGCCGGCGTCGAGCTGGTGGAGCTCGTCGTGACAGGGGAGTAGACGACACGCGGGGTGGTGGTGCCGATGATCGCTTGGGCGGTCTGTGGTGCTTGGGCGTGTAACGCTTGGAAGCTCAACGTGGCGAGCGCCATGAACGCGGCTCCGGACATGACGAGTGTGAAGTAGTCGCGTCGACGCATCAGCGTGACCTCCTTGGCGACATGCCGCCGATAACGGGCGTGGACCTCCAGACGACGAGTCGCTGTCCATGGTCGTGTTCTCCGCCGCGGGTGCTTTTGCGTGTCTGGTCGGTGGCGTGGCAGATGCCGCGCGTCGAGGCGGCCTTCAAGCGGCCGGCGAGCCCTTTGGTGACAGGGAAGTCTTTGGGGAGGCGCGCCCAAATGTCGTCCGCGGTGAACGTCGGACAGAATTTGACGCACAGTTCGATCGCCTGATCGACGGCTGCGATCTGCTCGGCTGACCATTTGCGGGCCGCGAGCGTGGTGCCCACGAGCGCACGCACATCAGCTTCGCGTCGGATCGACGGATGCCGGTCGAGTGCTTCTTGGATGTCGTCGTCGAACAGAGTCGGCTGGATGGACGCGAGGATGTTGCTCATGCGCGGAAACCTCCGCGGCGCGGACGGACCACCATCTGCGTGCCGACAATGGCCGCCAGATCGACGCCCAACGCGGACGACAGACGGAACACCGTCGCCAGGTTCGGTGCCCGGTGGCCGTTCTCCAGCCGGCTGATCGTGGCCGGCGTGGTGCCGGCGAGGAACGCCAACTCGAACTGAGTCAGCTCTGCGGCCTCACGGAGTGCGCGCAATTTGATGGGACTAACGTCCACGGTCGGGCCGCGGCCGATGAACCGCGGGAGCGTGTAGTTGGGAGTGGGAATGACCTGCATGGGCCGCCTCCTGATGTCGTCGGGGTGTGATCGACGACGAAGGTCTTACGCTTTAGCGCCCATAATCTCCGTTACCGAAACATCAAGTGTCTGGCTAACGCAGGACTTTGGACCCTAACCGTCTGACATTTGTCGTCGCTGAGGACAATACCAGAATTTTTGGGGGTGTGGTGGATCAGCGGACGTCAAGCTGCGGGAACGCCGCAATGGCGTTCTGGGCGTCGGCGGTGAGGGCGTCGCCGCAGACGTAGCGGATGTGCCATGACTCGGCCTGCGGGCCGTCTGCGACCTCCCAGGAGAAGCCGTAGCGGAGGGCCTGTGAGCCAAGGGAGCCGTCGCCGAGGAGCCAGGTAAGAGTTTTGGAGCCGACCCAGCAGTCTTTGATGTCGACGGCGAGGCCGAAGCCGTGGTTGCTGGTGCCAGGGGAGGCAACGGGCACGTAGTTGCCTTGTTTCAAATACCAGACTTTGCCTTCGTAGACGCGCGTGATCTCGGGGACGCGGCCGGCGGGTGTCGGCTGGAACCTGTCAAGGAATGCAGCTTTCTGTTGGGCGAGTGTGCGGTATGTGTCCGGGCTTGAAATCGGATTGACAGACACGCCGGCGAAGAATGCGGAGAGCTGTAAGCAGTTGAATGCGGTGGCGGCAGTTTTGTAGAGGCGGCCGACCGGGTTGATGTTGCGGAGCACGCTGGTGGGCAGCTCTCCGTTTTTGCATCCTTGGAGGCCGGTGGGCATGATGACCGGCAGTACCGGGTAGGTCACGACTTTTTCCCGATGATGGGTTCGACGGACACGTTTTGGCGGGCCGCGATGCCGTTGCCGACTGCGTAGCCGATGATGGTGCCCATCATGCCGGTGCCGGTTGCTTTGTCGATGGCTTCGACGGCGAGGAGGATGGTGAGGCAGATGAGGCCGACAAGGGCGATGAGTGCTTTGGACGGGTTAGCGAGCTTCACGCCGGCTCCTCGGTCCAGCCGCTGGCGAGCAGTTCGGCGTATTCGTCGTCGGTCATCTCGCGGATGATGGTCTCGCCAGTTTCGGCGTCATCGAACTGGATGTTGGGCTTCATGTCAGACTCGGTATCCATAGACGCGATAGTACCCACCTGTCCACGTGCCGCTGTTTGGGTAGATGGTGAACCCTGTGTAGGCGGTGTTCACTTGGTGGACGCCCACGACATCTGTGCCAGCTGATCCGGTCGTGTAGAAGCCTTTGAGGACCGTCCACTTGGCGTAGTTGACGTTGATAAGCGTGATTTCTGCGTCGAGGCCGGTGGTGAGGCTGGTGCCGACGGCTGTCCATGCGGCGGCGTTGTTGTCGGCTCCGTCGCTGCGAGCTCCGGTGGAATACAGGACGCCGTTTCGGGCTTGGTAGTAGCCGGTGGTGGACGCGCCGAGCACCATTTTCATAAATGAGTCTGCTGATGCTGCGCCGCCTGAGACGACGATCTTGTAGGCGTCGTAGTCGCCGGTGAAACAGTTGGCGACGGCGACGGTGGATACCGCGGTGCCGATGGTGCCGGAAGCGACGAGCCACATGCCGACAGAGTTCATCTGTGCGGCCGTGAGGATCGATCCAGCTGTGAATGTGGGGGGAGTTGCCATCTAAATCACCATCCGAGTCGTGATGTATCGAGAATACCCAGCGTCGCTGAGTCGAGCGTGAAGTACTGGTAGAACGTCGCCGGCGAGAAGTAGATCGTCATACGGGTTTGGTCGGGAGTTCCGGTGACTTGGATGCCCTCCGGGACGACGACGACGGTCGTGTCCGAGCTGGCTCCGGGCACGCGGTAGACGAGGTTGGCGATGCCGTTCCCAGTCTGGGCGTTCCACAGGAAGTCGTTGATGTACGTATTGACCGACTGCGCGGCCGTGGTGACGTCGATTTCGAAGCGGAACGATGCTGGGTCGCTCTGCATGTTTGCGAGCCATGAGCCGAGGCCCGAGGCCTGCGTCTGCGTGTTGTCGAGGGTCGTCACCTGATATCCAGCGCGGCCGTAAGAGGTGATTGATGACGAGTTGGTGGCGGTCGCGCCGGCGGCGATCTCGGGCGAGATCGTCACGTAGTTCATGAAGTTGTCGCCGGCTTGGACTCGACGGATATCGGAATATGCGATCTCGTTGGTGCCTGGGGTGGAGCGGGTGAAAGTGACGGTCGGTGTGTCGGCGTAGTTGCGTGAGATGAAGTTGATGCCGTTGGCGAAGTTAGGCCACATCTGGCCGCGTTCGGTGGCTTGGAGCAGGTTGAGCCGGTTGAGGATGGTGCCGGTGTATGAGGCCGTTCCGGATGCCGTTGACTGTCCGGTGCCGTAGGTCGTGATTTCTGGGGCGTTGTAGCCGGTGTAGGCGGTGTTGGTCTGGATGGCCTGAGCTGTTGTGAGAGCTGTGGCGTACAGGAGGAACGCATCCATGAAAAATCTTCCGGCCTGTGCCATCGGGTCGTCAACGAGCACCGTCGCCGTTGAGAGTCCGGTGTTGCCGGGATAGTCGTCAAACTGGACGCTGTTGACGACTCCACCTTGGAATGAGTGGTCTGGGTTTTCGATCCTGACGAGCGTGCCGCGGACAAACTGGGCAGCCAAATTGGTCTGGTTTTTGATGACGATTGACCAGCGGCCGCCGGCGTAGTTGTCGAGGTAGTTGCGTCGACCTAGGAACAGGGACCATGACATCACGTCGGACGTGAAAACGGTGCTGGACGCGACCGGGCCGTAACGGAATATCCACGGGATGTTCGCCATTATTGAACCTTGATCGGAATGCGGCCGACGTTGCGGTTGTAAGCCTGTAGAGCTCGCACGACTTCGTTCGGGTCGGCACTCATTACGGTGACGTTGATGGTGTCGCCGCTCATGCCGCCGTTTGGTGTCACTCGCCCGCCAGAGCCGATCGTCAGCAGCTCGGGGCCGCGTTCGCCCACCAGGTACGTGCCGCCGGCGGATACTGCGCCGCCTGTGGCGCGCGCCCCGGCGACGAGGCGGCCGAACTGGTTGGTTTTTTCGCCTCCGAAACCTATGCCGAGCGTATTGAGGGCTTTCAGGTAGCCGACGGCGCCCTCGATGTCTGATTTGTCAACATAGATTTTGAGGGTGCGCTGGTCTTGAAGGTCGAGTTCTTGGGCAAGTTCGATGACTTTGAGTCTTGCGTTGTCGATCTCGTTTTTGTAGTTGAGGAAATCTTCTTTGCCGCCACCGAACGCTTTGAACGCTGCGTCTTTGACTTTGCCGAGTTCGAGTTCGAGGTTGTTGATGGAGATGTCTTGGTTGATGTCCGCCGTCAGCGCATCCCACTTGTCTTTCATTGCTTGAAGTTCGTCGGCGACTTTCTGGGCTTCGTCGGCAACATGGCCGATGGAGGTGGCAACCGTGTCCATGTAACCGCCGATTCGGTTAGTTGCCGGGCCGATCGTCGCTTCAACTTTTTCGGTTGCGTCTTTCATACCCAGCCAACCGGCGACCGTATTGCCGATTGATGGGGCGAGGCCGAATGTGAATGCGTCGGCTGTGATGTCGATCCAGCCTGAGGCGCGTTCAAATGCGGTTGAACTCGGGTCGATCGCTTTAGTCAGCTGCTCGAAACCGTCGCGCGCCTGGTCGAGGAAATAGCCGGGGCCGATCAGATTGTTCGAGCTGAGTGTCGTGATAAGTGGCGAGTCGCCAATTTTCCAATTAAGGATCGGCAGAAATGCGTCTACTAACGCCGTGACTTGCGGTACAAGCGCGCCGCCGATTTCAAGAGCAACTTCCTCAACCTTGTCTTTAAGGTTGTCCATTGCGTCACGGAATTTGCGGGCCTTATCGAGTTCATCCTGATTGATGACCTTGGCGTCGGAGACACCATTCAGCGCGCTTTTAACGCGATCCGCGCCCATCTCGATAAGCGGCGCAATGTCCTTCCAGCTTTTGCCGAACAGCTTGGTGGCTTCCTTGGCGCGTTCTGCCGGGTCCTTGATGCCGTGAAGCCGGTCAATCAGATTCAGGAACGTCTCGTTGACGTCAAGCGTGTTGTCGTCGGTGTATTTGATGTCGTCGCCAAGGTTTTTCACCAGATTCGGATTCGAGCCGATGTTGGTGTTCATCTTGCCGACGGCCGTAGCCACGCTGTCGACGTTGATACCCCAATCGTCGGCAACCTCGACGTAACGGGAAATCTGATCGACGGCGATGCCGGTTTTGTCGTGAAGTTCGCCAGCCTTTAGGGCGAGGTCCTCGAACGCTTTGATGCCGTGAGCTGCGAACGTGGCGAACGCCGCGCCGCCGGCCATAGCGAAGTTCGCCGCGTTGGCTTTGACGGCATCTATGGCGGCGTTGCTACCGGCCTTGAACTTGCCCATGGCGCCCTCGGCCGCGCCGACACGGGTCTTGAAGTCATTGAATGCGTCTTTGGCTGACTTGACGCCGCGATCCGAGAACTCGGAGATGATGTCTACGACAATTGCCATTAGAAGCCTTCCGATTCTGCGATCCCGAAAAGGTCGCCTTGAAGAGCGCGTTGTAGTTCGCGCTCGACTTTGCGGACTAAATTGCGCAGCTCGTTTTCGGTGCCGTCAAGTCCTTGTTCCGCACCCGGCCACATGAAGCGCGACGCGGCGTGACCATACTGGTTATTCAATTTCTTGATCAGATGTCCGCCTTGACCATTCAGCCGGTGACCTTCGGGACGACCCTTATACGGTCGCGACTGACCGGACATTTGAATATTTCCGACCTTGCCGGCCATGTCCATGATCGCTGACGCGGCATCTTTGGTCGTGATTTTGACCACGCCCAACGACTCCCAATCAGCGCCTTTAGAAGCGTTACGCTTCCGGGCTTTGCGCGTGTCAACCTTGACAGCAATCGCCTTCCACGCATAGCGACCTGTTCGACCTTGATGCTGGAAACCTCGTAATTCGACGCCCTTATTTCGCAACTCTTGTGCGGCCGTCGCACCGGGCTTCGCCAGAGCGCGAAACTCTTTGCCGATCTCGCGACGCATAGCCGGGGCGAGACGATTGAGAAGGCGTAGGGACTCCTTCAAGCCCTTGACCTCGATCGTCCCGACTTGGCTCATCTCGCGCGCTCCTTCAGAATGTGGGCGACTGTCGAGAGGTCGTCTGTGTCAAATGGTACTTCAGGCGGCCACCAGCCCGTGACGATTAGCAGCTCTGCTAATGAGCGTCGGTAGCCGCCGAAATAGGGCGGTCGAGCTCCTCGCGGACTGTGGTGATGTCGACGAGCTTCTTGAGGAAGTCGTCGAACACGATTGGCACGACGACTCCTTCGGTGCGCTTGGCTTGTTCGTGGAACAGGTACGCCAAGTCCTCGACGCCGATGTCTCCTCCGTCGCCCATCTTTCGCTTGAATTTGCGTTCCCATTGGACGATCGTGAAGAGGTCGGTGGTGACGGTCGCGGGACCTTCGGGCAACGTGGCTTGGATGGTGATCTTCATGTCGGGCTCCTAGTCGGGGTCGGTGGGATCAGCTGGTGGCTGCGCTGTAGGTGCCGCCCTTAAACGTGATCGTGATGGACGACAGTTCGCCCAGGCTGGCGTTCACGACGGGCAACGCTTCGAGGTAGCTGCCGGTGAGGGTGAACTCGGGGTTGGTGGCCGAGTTCGCGCCGGAGGCCGGCTTGACCTTGACGGTGGTGGCGGTGCCGACGAGCGCGGCGAGGGTGGCGTAGGTCTCGCTTGAGGCGTAGCTCATGTACAGGTCGACGGTGAGCTCGTGGTCGCCGAGGCCGGCGGTGTACACGCGTGAGGTGCCGCCGAACGCGGTGGATTCGAGCGCGTCGTACTTGACGGTGAGGGTGGCCGAATGGGCCTGATCGGTGATGTCGACCGAGTTGATCGTGACAACTGGGTTGGACAGGTAGGTGGTTGTTGCCACGGTTACTCCTCGATGTTCTGGTGGGCGTCGGGAGCCGCGTTGCTGTTGTCTTTTGTAGCAGACTTCGGTGCGGGCGCGCTGACCTTCTCGACGAATCCTCCGTCAATGAGCGCGTCGATGTTGACGTCTTCGGATGGCTCCCAGATTTCGCCAGGAACGCCGATGCGGGTGGAGATAATGCGATATGCCATGGTCATCCTGTTTGGGCTTGTAGGGACAATGTGAGGTCGTAGGCGGGCACGGTGGTGCCGCCGATGTCGAGAGCTGCCGGACGGCCGGAGAGAACGGCAACGTTTTTGGTGAGGAGGCTGGCGCAGATCGCGAGCACCGGACGGAGCGCGTCGAGGTTGCCGGGGCCCATGCCGATGACCTGTACCGGGAACGTCATTTTGGCGATGTTGGCGTTCCACGATTCGAACGATGGGGCGTCGATGAACACGCAGTTGGGGGCGACGTTGCGTGGGTCGGTGACGACGCGGAGGCCGGTGATGGTGCCGAGCGTGGTGGCGAGGTCGTCGATCGCCTCGTTGAACAGGTCGGTGTAGGCCATCAGGCGAGCGCGGGTCGGGGCACTCCGAGGAGCTGCTTGATGATGGGGGACAGGCCGACGGTGGAGGCGACAGCGCCGAATTCGTTGAATGAGGCGAATTGGTCGATGGAGCCGCGCTGACGGTAGATCGCGCCGCCCATCTGCACGGTGCCCATGTAGACGGATCCGTTGGGGACGGTGGTGAGGCTGTCGGTGTAGCCGGCTTCCTGTCGGCGTCGCCAGCAGAACTCGTTGGCGGCTGCGGCGCATTGGTCGAGGAACGCGGAGTCGGATGCGTACAGGATGTTGAGCCATGCGGCGACGTCGTTGCCGTCGACCCATGTGCAGCTGTTGTCCCATTCGAGCAGGCCGAACGGGTTGACCGCTCCCAGGATGACGTTGGGGCCGCTGTTGGGGTACAGGACCTGCAACGCCATCGGGAATTTGTTGTTGTACTGCAGCTGCCCGGCGGTGTTGGTGCCGATGTACTGATAGGGGGGTAGGGCAACAACGAGTGCGGCCGCGTCGTCGAAACCGTCGCCGACACCGGAGATGTCTACGGTGTCGCCGACGCTGACGTCGAGGTTGGTGAGCAGTTGCACTACCGCGTAGTTGTCAACGCGGTAGCGGAACGTGACGGCTGATGACTCCATGAGGAGTCCTCCGATCAGAGGCTGGCGACGGTGACGAGCTGCACGAGCTCCGGCACGGCGGCGAAGAAGGCCACGTAGCCGAAGAAGCTGAACTCGCGGGCCAGCGTCGACGGAACGTCGCGGCTGAGCATGCCGCGCTGGCTCTCGTACACCTCGAAGCCGCGCTGGCTGTTCACCACGAACATCTTCTCGGGGATGCCGGCCGCGTCGATCGCGGGATCCACGACGATGTTGAGGCCGAGCGGGTTCGAGCCGGACCACTTCGAGGCGTCGCCTGCGCCGAGGGTGTTGTAGCCACCCAGGTTGGGTGCGCCCACCGCCGGGAAGATCGGGCGGCCAACGTCGTCGACGAGCTTGCCCATCTCGCGCCATGCGGCGACACCGCAGATGAGGGTGTCGACGTAGAAGCGGGTGGCGACGCCGGCCTCGTAGGCGGCCGAGTAGATCGCGTTCTGGAGGCTGGCACCGCTGGTGCCGTTCCACGAGATCGTGTTGTCGGTTGCGCCGTTGTCGAGCGCGTCGACGGCCAGCGAGTCCGTTGCCAACATGTACTCGCCCTGCAGGTCCTGCAGGATGAGGCCGAGGGCCGCGGGGCTCGTGAAATCGATCGACTGCATGTCAAGCGTGACCTGACCGGCGACGGTCTGGCGGCTGATCACGTTGTCGGCGATCACCATCGTCTGCGCGGACACCGGGCTGAACTCGGAAGCCTGCGCGCCGGCCGAGGTGTGCGTGGTGATGGTCGGACGAATGAAGCTCTTGCCCGCACCGTTGGGAAGGCCGCGCGGGCCGAACGTCTCGAAGGTCGGCCTGATGAAGTTCAGGTTCTGGACCAGAGGCGCCAACACCGGCGTCGGGAGGAGGCCGAGCAGGTCGCCGGTGGCCTCATCGCCGGCGGCGAACTCGAACGCGCTGCGCTGCTTGGCGACGTTCTGCAGGTAGGCCTCACGCACGCGGGCGAACGTGTCGCCTCCAATGTGCATGGCGGCGGCGTACTCGCCGGGGGTGGGCATCGCGAACTCGCGCTTGGCCTGCGCCCAGAGCGGGTTCGACGGGGCGGCCTCGGGAGCCGCGGCGGCGACTGTGGTTTCCGACATTTCGATTTCCTCCGTTGTTGTGTCGTCGGTGGTCGAAGCGTCGGGTTCTTCGTTGGTCAAGGTAGCACTCTCGTTTTCGTCGTGTGCCAGTTCGCTAGAGAAAACGCGGTCCACGCTCGCCTCCGCGAAAGCGGGCATCGGGACGAGCGACAGCTCTTTCCAGTCGGCGGCGGTGATCGTCATGTTGCCGTCCGCGTCACGCTTGGCGGCCTTCACGTTCACGCCGACGGACACGTTGTCGAGGACGCCGGCCTTGGCCATCTCGTAGGCGTCGCGGCCGGCCTGCGTGTCCACCAGCTGCGCTTCGTACATCATGCCCTCAGGGGTCTCCATGCGGACGTCGACGATGCCGACCGGCTGTGTCGAATCGTGGTACATGAACAGCTTCGGGTTTTTGCCGTCGAGCGGCATGGAGCCGGCGGCGAACGTGACGGTGGTGCCGTCTGCCACCTGGGCGGCGGTGTTGTAGGGGACGGCCAGTCCGGCGATCCGCATGGCGGGCTGTTCGCCGGCGGCGGCGGTGGTTTCGACGGCGAAACCTTGGGAGAGTTTGATCTCGATCATTGGGCGAGTGCCTCCTGGGTGTTTTCTTCGGGCATGGTCTCGTCGGGTGTTTCGTTGTCGGCGTCCTCGACGGCGATCACCTCGGCCAAGTAGTCGTCAATGTCAAAGCAAACGAACGTTCCTCTTGGGGTGATGTTCGGCATCGACAGGGTTTCTGCGATGCAGTTCGCGTACTGGCGGGCGGCGAACAGGTACAGGTCCTCGCGAGCCGACTTTGAGTTTGTGTACGAGTACGAGCCGATCGAATATCCGGCGAGGTACGGAGGGACGCCCATGATGCGGGTGATTTCTTCTCCTTGGAAGCGGGCCGCGTCAATCAGCAGCATCTTGTCCGGGGTGGCTGTGGTCTCCTCGTACTTCATGTACTCGTTAAGCGCAGCTGTCTGGTTGCCGTTCACGCGGGCCGCGTTGAACGCCTGGGCGATCTCGGACAGCTCGTCGGCGGACAGCGGTTCGCCGCCGGTCTGATACAGCACACCGGATGGCATGGTCGACTGGGCGTTGCGGAGGCGCGCCTGCTCAAGGCGCAGGGCGGTCTGGACGGACTGCTCGGTCTGGTTGATGAGACCTTCCTCGCCGCACAGGAACTGCACGAGATTGTTCTCGTCGATCTGGCCGCCCTGGAAGTACACCTGATTCGACGGTGCGAAATACACCGGCCCCGGCTGGTCGCGAGTGACGCACATCGCGGCGGGCAAACGTGTGTACTTTGAAGGAAAGCCGTCGGCGGTGCGCTCGGTGATCAGCCAGAAAGCACGCCCGTACATGATCAAGTCATCGACCGTCCAGCTCATGAGGAAGCTGTACGTGACCGACGGGTCCGGCTGACGCAGCCAGGAACGCGGCGCGATGTACTTCTTCATCATCTCGCCGGCTTCTTCGTCCCACACTTCGTTGTACATCTGCAATGGTGTCGACGCGACCATCGAGCAGATCAGGCTGCGTCCGCGCGCGATCGCAGGGACCTGCATCGCAGCGTTACGTGACGGGCCTTCGTAGTACGAGTAGTACTGGCCGACCATCTGCAAACCGGCGTTGTTCCCTTGGAATCCTCCCACGTACATCGTGTTGGACATCCCGGCTGCGGCCTTCTGTACGGAAGGCGCTTCGGCTTTGGTGCGTGTGAAAATTCCCATGGTGCGAAAGGTGGATCGCCGCCCCGACGACAGCGATCCATGCGCGATGGTACGTCAACGAGAAACGACGAGTAGCGGTTTCGCTTTGTTTGTTGGGCGTGATGCCAACGCGGTCGCCCAGATCATTGCGCGGCACGCTTCGATCGGCCCCGGCGATTTTTGCGAACTAACTGTCACACCTTCTCCGGTTTTCGACAGCACCGCACGGTTCACGTGTTCGTTCAACACGTTCGAATTCCGATGACGCAATTTTCCTTCGAGAATCATGGCGCGAATCGTCGTCGTGTATTTCAGGATCTCCTTGTAGCCGGCGATCTGTGTTCTGGTACGCAACGACGTCGGAACGTGGATCTCCAAATTTGGTGGAACGACAAGCATCATTTTTGGGTCGGTCATGAGCGCACAGATCCGTTCCCATGTTTCGTTTTCTGTCTGAGCGGTAAACGCCAGCTCAACGCGCACCACGCCGCCGTCGGCAGCTGCCCGCACCGCGAAATATCGGGTGTCGTCAAGCGATGTTTCGACAGCAAGAAACCCGCCGGCCGGGAGTGCGGTGTCGTCTGCGAGGCCTGACCATGCGTCCGCGGGAAGCCATGCGCCACGGGCAGAGACCCACAGGTTCATGTGGGAACGCAGATACGACGGATTGTTTTGCGCTGCACGCAAAGCCGACACGGTGATCGTGGTGCCCAGCGACGGGTTCGGATACCCCCACAGGGATTCGTCGCGCGGATTTGCCCCGGGCGGCAGCGACCATTCGGCGAAATACGTGAGGCCGGTGACGCCGGCGTCGAGCTCGGCGAGACACGCCTCGCGCATTCCCGACAGGAACTTGGATTCTTCGTCGCCGGCCGTAGACCAGACGGACATGAGCGGGTTGGGGCGCGCGATCTGGCTGGGCTCAAGGGCTTCGGAAACGACTTCGGGTGACACGTCGAACGCCTCGTCGATCACGATCAGGTCGTAAGAGCCGCCGTGGAGACGCTTGCTGGCCGCGCGAATTTCCCAGATGGAACCGTCTGCGAATTTGACGGATTTGCGGCCAAGCGCTTCGATCTTCTTGGCGTCGAACAGCTCGACGAGTTTGGGGGCCAAGCCGGCGAAGATTCCCTCCGCGCGGTCGAGGCGGTTGGCGACGGACAGCACGTTCTGTGGCCGGCCGAGCATGGCGGCGTACTCAGTCACCCACCAGCCGATCAGGGCTTGGAGCGCGATCGACTTGCCGTTCTGGCGGGCCGTCGAGACCAGCGCCTTGCGGAACATGAGCTGCCCATCGTCGTCCGTCGAGAGCTGCCCACAGAGCGCCCTGATCTGCCACGGCATCAACGTCACACCCATCACCCGCTCCGCCCAAGCGGCCACCCGGAGGCCCAGCTCATTGCTACCCAGACCACTCGTCTCCAACCTGGGCTGATCTCGACCAATCACCGCAACATCCGGCCGGTTCCCGCCAGTTCCCGCCAGTTCAGGCTGATTCTCGAAAGAGAGAGAGAAAAC